ACGGCCATCGAGAGGAATGTAACCAGCAACCGGTTCGTCTGGGTTTAGATACACTTGTGTTATTAAATCTGCCATTGCTATAAAGCAATACGGCTTGTCAAATTGTAGCCACTCGTCCTTTGTTTCCTCGGGGTAAGTAGCCAGTCGTATAATCTCGCTCGTCGTCAGTTCAACTTCTGCATAACCTAAAGCTGCCTCATGCATTGTTTCCCAGCCGGCAGGTGTAACTACCTCTTTCTTGGTGGGAATAACTAATGCCTTTTCGGTATCAGAGCCTTGGGGTGAGAAGCCTACTGTTGATGCGACATACGCACGCCCTCTTGAGTCCCTGAACCAGGGGAACCGAAATTCTTTGTCTTCATACTCACGGGCATAAAACATAGCCCGTTGATGTGACAGTTGAACCGGTCGTACCTTGGAAGGTGGTGGGACTTTCTTCAAGAGGTCGTAGACGAATGAATTGATGGTGAAGTACGGTGTAGCCACAGACATCATTGCAAAAGCATTGGTATCCTGTTTGGCCCCCCTACGCACGGACTTGTACTCCATCGTATCGACGGGGTAGACAACTTCCTTGGTGGGTGGCTGTGCAGCGGCATACAGGTTATACAGTTTGTCGGTTGCCAACAAATAGATAACGGTCTTCTTGCCACTGCGCTGTACACGCTCTTCAAAGTAGCCATGCTCAGTGAGCACAACGATGAACTTCAAAGCCAGCGTTCGATTGCCTTGGTACATGTGAACTAACGTGGCGCGTTTCCACTCCGCTTTCTCACATATCTTTTCATGCAATCGAATAGTACAGGCATAGTACGCTTCAACATCGGTTTTCTTATAGACTGGTACTAGGGGAATTAAAGTATCGAGAACTCGGTTAAAGTTCTGCAAATAGTTCTCCTATGTTAGTTTCCCCAGCGGGATCGGTAGCCTCTTGTGTCAACATGCACCCATGAAGCGTACAGGCCTAGACCAAGCAGGTTTCTGTAGCCGGTGTTATCCAAGTACTCGAACACTTTTTTGGGTGACACGCCCTCCACTTGTATGTCAGCGGCGTCTGCAAATACGGGTAAGTGGCGTGAGCTTCTTGCCCCACCAATTAACGTGTTGTATTCCTCACAGCGTATGCCAGAGTTAATAATGATGCGCGCACCAAAGACACTGCGCAGATCTTCTAGGACAATAATCAGCGCCGGCTCAATGCTCGAACCATCAAAACAACAATCCCCGCACCGACAACCGAACTCTTCAAAGGCAAAGTTTTGTGTACACTCTATCTTCATCTTCGGCGCACCCCTTCGTCTTCTTCAATAGACTTTTTCGTGTGATCGTCTTCAAACAGACTGAGGAAGTTAGACAGCCACAAGCGCCACCCTTTCTTCTGACTCCAGTGCACTTCTTTGCCTATGCGTGAGCTGATAGTTTCATCAGGGTCGCCGCCAAACACCGCATTAAAGAATTGGTCTATGGCTATTAATAAATTCCAGAAATATTGCTTAATTATAATTCTCCTAGTATTTTATCGAACTTGGGTTTCCATAACTTCTCGTAACCGTCAGGCTTTAGTATCTTGCCCGATGGCCCTTTGCGTAACTTGCCATCAACACACTTGTTCATGTTGTCAGCGTGTACAGCATCGAATAACTGCTGCGCTACATCGGGGCCAACGGCTTGGTTCATGTACTGGGCGCACACATAGATCAAATCAATGCACTCTTTAAAGTCATTGGGTGTGCCTGGGTATTCAGCTTTCCACTCGTCAAACTCTTCAACGATTAGTGAGATGGCTAAATTCAAGCCATCCCCTTTGATGTCATCAGCGGGGAATTGCACATCCCCTGCACTCAGAAATGCCGCTTGCTTGTCGAAAATACTCATTGGTTTCTCCTTTATAGGTTTATCGAACAGGACAAAACCCTGTCGAACACTCTTCGTCTATCAATGCATCGTGGTTGCCTTTGTTAATGTCAACGGGCAACAGTGTTGCAGCGTATTCATCAAAGACTTCTTTGGTCACGACATCTTGAGGTAGGTACAAGTAGCCTAAATCTTCGGCTGTCTTGGTAGGATCGGCACGGTACAAGAAGCTCACACCGACATAACATTCCCAGTTAGCTAATAGCCAGTCGATAATGCCCTCAACTTCGTCAGGATCGTATGAGATGGTCACGCTTGTGTTCTGCTGCGTCCAGTTAAGCTGGTATTTCTTATACCGATTAAGCTGAGTTAGCGCAGACTCCAAGTTAACTTCCATGCCATTCCACTTATCAAACTCTACGTTGTCCCACGACACAGGAAACGTCACCAACATACCTTCAGGATCGGCAGGGTTGGGTCTAACATGGTAGTTAGAGGCAGCCAGTAGTGGTACGAGTGGATCGTGAATGCCGAAGTTGACGTTGTTGAAAACGTACTTACCCAGTGGCTTGTGAATGCCCTCGGTAGTGTCCATTATTTTAGACAATGTACCGCTAGGCTTAACACACGTTATGTTCTTAGGTCGTTGCGTTCCAAGCTCGTCTGCCATTCCATGAGCCGCTGCTGTCGCAACTCGTTGCATGGTTTGGAGGTCGTAGGCTGAGAGGTCATCGCGTTGTGCGATTCCTGTAAGGCCAACGCCGCATAATCGCAGAAATTCGTTGTTGAGATGCCACGCCTCTTGCAATATTCCATCGCGTAAATCAACGCATGTTTGACGGTAGTTCGCTCTAGCTGAGAGATATAGTGCGCGTTCGAGTCCTGCGGTGTCTCCTTTATACTTTGCAATGTCCAACTCCATTAAGTTACAGAATGATTTATTTCCCAGCAGTATTTCTACACAAGGGTTACAACCGTAAAACCACGGCGCTCGCTCTCTTGCTGCTTGCTGGTTAATAAATCCGGGCTCACTGCCACCGGCATCCATCATCATGTCGAAGAGTTTTACCAAGTCTTCACGGGTTGGTTTGTTATTAAAGCCTAATGAGTTGTTGGACTGGACACGTTGCTCGTTACCCGTAAGCCACCAATCTTTCTTGGCAATGGCAAACTCCTGCCACTCTGGTTCGTCTATAGAAAAGAGTGCAATTTGGGCAGAGCGCCGTGAACTAAGAATTGTACCAAGCCAATTAGTAACATCCATAATGTCAATGCGGCTAAGCAAGCTGCCAGCACGCTTATTGAGGATAGAAGCAATACGTTTAAACGCTTTCGCGATTGCTTCATCGCCACTCGAAATCCACCCATAACCTTTTAGCCTTTGTCCAGCAGGGCGAATCTCCGAAAAGTCGAATACCAATTCCTCTGCGTTATATTTACCGGCCATTAACTTGCCGACTGATTTTGCCCATGCTTCTGCGCTGTCGCCTACTTTGATTGTCCACACGCCATCAATGAAGCTTTCTTCATTGGTTTCTAAGCCACCTTTCTCGGTACGCACAGAGCGCTTTACAGAGATGGTAGGGATAGGCTTGGCGAAGCCATTGAGGGTGCCTATAACGGGGCTGAAACCTACACCACAGCCCTGCATCAATAGCCATAACGTATCAACTACATCGTAGGCTGTCTCAATGCGCAAGAAACTACAGTTAAACTGGCTGGCTTCACGGGTTTTGGCAATGTCTGTACCGCCTAGCCACAATGTGCGGCCAGAGGTAGACAACTTGCGCTCTAGCATGAGCGTCTTTAATTCTTTCAACTCGTCCCACTGGTCACCGTCCAATCGGCGATCTTGGGCGCGTTCCCATAACCACTGCTGGTGTCCAATAACACGCTCTACAGTTTGCTTCCACGTTTCAAAGATGGTGCCTTCGTCATTCAATGGTCTGTTATATGTTCGTCTTGTGATAATTTCCGCGCGTGTACTGGGTGTGTGTATTGTCATGTAGTGTGGTTTTCCTCAATTAGGTGGCGTAGCTGATCCCAGCCATTAAAGTTTCTGTTGTTTGCATAAGACGGTGTTGCTTGATGCTCGAAGGGGCTGGCATGTAGCACTTCTGAATCGACTAATCGACTATAGATATCCTGGGCTTTTTCCAGTGTGTCATCTGACTTTCGGTAGCTAACCTGTGCACAGCAAGAGGCGCTTATGGCTTTGCAGTCTTCTAGGGTATATAAATTGCTAACAGCCGGCGCATACGGTAAGTGCCAACCACCGTCATATAAGCGTTTCGGTGTGCTAAGTATATGCAAGCGCTGCATCTCTTTGGCCAGCTCGTAAATCTCTGGCTGTGCATCTTCATGAACACGTAAGTTAAAGAAGTTACTAAACTCGGTAGCTGTCAGTACCACCTTGATGTGCTGGAAAGGCTCCAATAGCCGGTTGACGTTTTGCTTGTGCGCGCCGGCCTCTTGTAGTTGGGTGGCGTGTTCAATAGCACTCTTAGCTGCCTTCGCCCAATGCCAATCTAACTCGACAAGCTTGTTCCCATTGGTGATGCGACTCCCTTGCATACCCGCTTGGTTTTGCGTCCATATAGGCATAACTGTGTTGTTTTCCACTTGCTCAATTAGCCGCTTAATAGGGATGGCCCTAGAGCTGGCAGCATTGCGGGAAAATACACGGTGCGTCATAACTTCTGCATGGATGTAGCGTGGGTATTCCAACTCAAATGTAGTGATTCGCCCATGCCCTTCAGATTCACTGTCAGCAACTATTCTTGCACTGATCATATGCGTACACCGTGGGTGGCTAGGAATACGGCATTGCACATAATGTGATCAATGTGAGGTAGCCCTGATTCTGGGTCAAGAACTTCACCGTTGTTATACGCCATCATGTGCCTAAGCAATGAATCCATCACCTCTTGGATGTCCATAGCATTCTTCCAATTGCCCCGGGCATATTTCTCTGCACCAAAGGTCATCACCTTGCACATACCTTTCATCGCTACATCGGCATCCATCATGTAACTTAGCTGCACTTTGCCCTCGTTAAAGCGCATTGCTTTCTCTTCTACTGTGTTTATTTCTGCTAACGGACGTTCAAATTGCATAATGCTCTCCGTAATGGGCGCTAACGCCCGTGTGGGTTTAGTGTACTACTGCGTTTTCTTCCAACGCTTCGATAAACGCAGCTTCTGGGTACATGGCCATCAGTCGTTCAATGCAAATAGGTTCTACATCGAACCGCTCGCCGGCGGGATGGATCTTGAGTATTCCTCGGAAGTGGTGGTTGCCTACTGGCCCCTTGTACTCTTCGTCGTGTTGGTAGAATGCACCGGCTACACAGCCAAACTGAAACTCACCGGTAGGTAAGTAGCGCTCGCCGTACTCAAGTATTTGTGCATGACCTGCAACAAAGCTCCTGCCTACTTTTGATAGCTTATTCATAATCATGCCGCCCCAAGGCTTGCCGCTCATTGGGTTAGCGAAATAG